ACGCTCAATAGTATCCGGAATCATATTCTCGTTCACATCTTGTCCCTGCTTCATAACACTAGCTCTAACTTCAGCGATACGCTCGTTAGACTCTCTATCAAGCTGGTTCTCACGAGCTTCGAAGGCCTTATTAGCAGCATCCTGACGTTCAGCAGCGTCAATTTGCATCTGAACTTGTTGTTGTTGTGCTTGCATTTGAGCTTGTTCCTGCTGTTCCATATAGCTTTCAAACTTCTCAATATCGCGAATCAGATCCTCGATAGAAGTTTTCTGTCTAACCATCTTAATAACATGAGAAAGCTTACCTTTATCACGTTGTAGAATAGTAGGAATAAGTTGTTTGATCTCATTAAACTCTTTAGCACTTCTCGGATCAGAGGTAACAAACAGACCAAATCGAGCATTCTGGAACTCACCAGGTTGTATAGTCATATAATTCCTACGATAATTGCTATCCATAGTAGAATATGAACCACCCTCCCTATCAGCTATCCTAACAGCTAGATCGATAGCATCATTAAGTACTTTTTCCCAGAACTTAATATGCGTATCAAACAGAATCTCAGTAATATTACTAGATTGCATGATAGACTGCTGCGCATTAGTCACCGCTTCGTAAGGATTTGTCTGTCCCTCACGTGCACGTGTTACACCCGCAACCTCACCTATCTGTTCATCTAAGTAGTTCAAGATGTTAATATACTGTATAATCTGATTAGAAGTAGATCTGGATACTGGTGAATCAATACCTGAGCGCTGAGCTGCGCCTGGTTCTTCTGCATTAGCTAAGCTGTTGTAGAAATATACATCCAACTCATCTAAGTAGTACATCTGCTCCTCTAAGCTCATATCCTTATCTAATTTAGATAAGTCAACTGGCATGATCATACCTCTATCCCTAGCAATTAACTTCTTCAGCTTATGCATAACAACCAGATAAAGCATCTGGAACGGACGCATACGTTCCATCACAGAAATAGGAGCTGCATTGGTATTATCATAAATAACTCCCTTATACCTTAAAGGTTGCTCATAGGGATTCTCCGGATCAACAAACTGATAAGGAATAGGTCTAATGTCAGTATAGATATCATTATCAATTCTAACACCTTCCCAAATCTCTGGAATCCAATCATACTCTATCGAGATATGGTTTGGATTCCCCTTATCAAAGGGAAAAGATTCATCTACAATCTCAGTAGTAGGTTCTCCCGATTCATCCAAATAAGTGAAAAAACCAATCTTACGTTGACTTCTCCACTCAACATGGTAAACTTCTACATCATCCATGTAGGAACCACCATATTGCCCACTAGTACTGTCCAACAAGTTACTGTTGACAAACCTCTCATAAGAATCATCACGTGTTCTCTTCCAATCCCCTTTATGATTACCATAACTAGCATAAGAATAACGCTCCTCGAGCATCTTAATATCCTCATCCTTTAAATTACGGAATGTATCAAGTACATCAGCTACGTTCATCTTAGTACCATAACCAGCAAAAGATCCATACTGTACATACTTAACATCTTGAGATTTTTGATAAATTACATTAGGTGTGTTCAGTACATTAATGATTAACTTACCATTACGTACACCGATCCAGCAATGCTCTTCAGCAGACAATAACGCGTGCTTGAAAGCATCTCTACGCATCTCTGGTAGATTAAGACGCATGGTCATATCTTCCAGAATCTTATTGCTCTTTATTTCTCGAGGCTCAAGATATTCATTACGTAGAAAATCCTCAATCTCTTCAGGACCTTTAACATCTGCAAACTGTTGTTCAATCATTGCAGCCGCCTGATCTTGTTTCTCAGCCGGAACTGTCTGTTGAATTTGTTGAAGAGCTATCTGCTTAGCAGTCTCTGCCTCAATATACTCTCTTAAAAGCTCTCTTCTCTTATCAAATATAGCAGCAGCACCCTCAGTATTAGTGAGTACTACACGTGCATCAAATGGACGTTTTAAGAGTTCACCAAGCAATACATTAATCTTGTTATGCGCTTTATTATAAGGCATAATCTTATCTCGCTTCTGACCAACATCATACTTCAACGTATCAAAGTACTCATTGAAATCCTCATCTGAGATCTGATTATTGTACAACTCATACGACCGGAGCATAGTCATAAGACGGGAGTTACGTGCATATTGTTGCCCGTTATACTTCCAATCTTCACCCGAATAGGTAATAATTGAGTCGATCTGCTCCTTGGCCCACTCAAAGTTATTCTTTACCTTCGCGTTGTAAGATAATCTTTGTTTTAAATGCTTCATTTGTTTGTATTAAGACTGACATTCCTAGGCAACAGTTGTTTACGTAGGAAGCCAAAGTTTGATGTTTTCTCTTTTTGTGCCTCCGCTAGTTCAGCTTCATACCTATTATAAGTATCTGCAAAGGCAATCATCAATTGCATAAATGCCATGACACGGTCAAAGTTGCCGTCTCTATTATAAGATATAAGCTCTTTCAATAAGCCTACGTCAGGAATTACATCCAGATTAAGAATCTCTCTACCAGTAGCATCGAATCCCCTAGATTCTAGCAACCAGTCATAGATATACTGCTCACCATGTCCCTTCATTGCAGGAGGTTCCATGGTACATCCCTTAATCCTAGTGTTCTTCCACTTTTTACCAACCACCTTAGTCAGTACATAACCAGGCTCATCCATTAGTAAGTTAAGCTTTCTACGCTTCGTAAAGTGTTCCATAACGGTACCACGAGTGTTCTCGAACATGATCTTAGCATTACCATAGTACATACTAAGTTTTTCAAGGTTTGTATTATACACACCCATACTATTACCACCAGTAGGTCTACCTATATATGAAGCGACAATCTTATTATACCCCTTATGTATATACTTATTACTAAGCATCACATAGGCTACACCTAAGGATTCACCCTGATCTGTGTTAATTGCATAAGGGTCATGTCCTATAATATACATATCATTCGGAACAGTACCATCATCATCACGAATAGGTGCCTCGTACATTACAATACACCCATTTCTGTCTTCTTCCGCCTTAACTGGATAGTGATATATAGGATTAAATTTACCATCTAGATCAGGCATAAAACTCACACCATTGATATTATCCCACGCATTGGAGAATACGAGCTCCCCCGGTGTTGATATATACTTATACAAAGCATCAGTCTCAAGTGTAGCTAGCCTCTCATAAAGTTCAGCAGTGGGAAAGATGTTACCATCGGGAATCAAGAAGGCTTCTCTAGGAGTCTTACAACGCTGTGTAAGTGAATCCAAGTATGCTTTCCTATCACCTTTACGTGTAAGTTCACGTTCAAGATCTAAATCGTACTCAGCAGCCCATCTTAATGGATTACCACACTCATCAACACCTTCATAATTCTTACCATCATAAACAATCTTACCTGGGCGGTACCACATTTCATCTACAAAGAACCCACAATAGCCTACCTTATCCTTATCATATATATTCCTATACGCACGTAAGCCATACTTAGCGGGATCTTTAAACATCTTCGCAAAGTCCTGAGTCTTTCCTGACATATCACCACCAGTACCAAATATAATAGGAATACCAATCATGATATTACCATCCATAAACAGATACTTAGAAATGTTATAAGCTGTCTCCAGATTCTCAAACAGACCCGCTTCCTCAAATATAAACCTCGTTGCAGACTTACCTGCAGATTTGAACGCTGAGTTTTTAAACGTCATCGTCCTAATCACGGACTTATACCCCTTTCTAATCTTGCGGCCATTAACTTCCTCAATGTAACCGCTCATAATTATACCATTTGCAGGCTTATCAATGATTCTACCGTGTCTAAATGGCGTGTGTTCTTCTAAGAAGGAAAGCATTTCTAGTGCCATGGTGAATGTGGCGTTGGCATAATCATCCATGTACGCACCTATAATGCAATAACTCTTCTTAAAGAACGTATATTTCCACACAACTCCAGCCGCATTCTTAAAGGAGTAACCCTTACGACGAGCTTTTGTCATGATCATACCATACTTAGTATCTTCCCCATACTTATGTGGATTCTCACACCGCTCCAATTCAAGGAACCAGTAGTAATCCATAAGCATAAAAGAAGGAAAATCGAGGTTCTTCATCTCCTCGCCAGATGCTAGTTTAACCCTTTTATCTATCTGACAATAGTTCAAATAGAAATAGTGTTCACCAGTAATACGAATGCCGCATGGCTTACCGTCAACTACAGGCTCATATCCATGCAGACACCTAAACTTCTCCTCTTTCCAGAACGAATGATACTCAGCAGTACCGGGAATAGCATTAGTATAACGCCCGTACCCAGTCTTTTTCTCCATCTCCTTAAAGTAATTAGCTGCTGGAGTGAAGATATCAACCCTCTTAAAGTTAATATACTCCCAAGGTAGATTAGCTACAGGGTTCTGTAACACAGGATCAGACGCCTCAATCCCAGGTGGAATTATCTGAGGATTCCTCTCAAGCGAATAGGCTATATCAGAGTCAACAAAGTTACCCCGTTTAGCCTTGAATATACTCTCTCTGGATATCTTTAATCCCATTCAATCTCCTCTTCTAGATCATTATCTACTAAGATGTCACTAGGTTTAGTACCCTTGATCTTAGATTTAGTAGCTAACTCGTCTTGCATAGCCTTCATACTAATAGTATAGGTCTCCGCAAGCTTACGAAGTTTCTCTACAGTTCTAGAATATCTATCGATATTCTCATCACCTACAGAGTAATTCCGCAGGTATTCACCAATCTTATCTATACCAAACTTCGCATTCTCGTATAGTTTCTCCATTGGCGACTTAGCCTCCCTAACTAGCTTGACAGCATCGTTAACATCATCACCAATTTCCCAACCACGTACAAATGCCTTTGCCACTTGTGCCTCTCTATCAGATTCAGCAAGTGGTGAATATGCACTTTCAGGGTCAGTGACGTGGTATATGTAAGCTAATTTGAGTGTAGCAATCTCCTTTCCAGGTGATTCGTCAGCATCCCAAATTGCTTTTAGTTCCGGAATAAGTAAGGAGGAAACCTTTACTACAGGTTCCCCCCTAACTAAATCAAACAAATCAAGCATTATCTTCGTTCTACTAAAATAAAAACTAGTTCATCGATCAGCATTTCTCGCTGTTCTCCCTTAATAAAAGGTTGAATAATGATAGTGCCGTCTTGTTTATTAAGTTCACTTGCCCCCAGGGATAGAGCCTCCATTATTAAATGTGCTCGGTCCATTTGTGTCAGTGAATCTTGGTCTTGCATCTCGCTCATTAAGTTCTTCTATGTAGTTCACAATGCGATCCGCACCAGCAACTCCATGTCGTTTGTAAATCTTTAAAAACTGTTTTATAATCTTCTGCCTCTCTTTATACTTCTCGTAGGATTCACCTTCGAGACGAGCAGGACTCATAAGATTATTGTCACTGAAGGGCTGTTTCTCCATCTTTCCAAATAGTTTTAACCATACTCTCAGGCATCATATAGTAGTTCTCAAACGCAGTATCCGCAGAAATACTAAAGGAGTAGTTAAACTCATGCAGCCTATCTGTATGCTTTAGGTCAACAACAGTACCCACAGATACCTTATCGTTAAACCAAT